GAAACTATGGTGATCTATGATAAAATTTTCCTGTTCGGGAACAATTTTGATAAGAAACTCCAAGATCCAGTGTGGGAAACCGTCAGCAAAAAGATCAAAAAGTATAGTCCATTCCTAAATATTGATGTACTTAAATATCGTAAAATCTTAAAAGAAGTTGTTTTGGGAGATCAATGAGTTTCTTTAATTCCGAAGTCGTCCGTGCAGAGATGACTGAAATATCTGAAATGCAAGAGGAAGTTTATAAAAATGTTTTTGAGTTTCCTCGTATGAGTAAAGAAGAGAAACTTCATCACGTAGATCTTTTAGACAAACTTCTAGAAAAACAAAAGGTGCTTTATACTCGTTTGAGTTTATCTGATGATCCTGAAGCTCAGGAAATGAAAAATCGCATTGCTGAGTCGGCATCTTTAATGGGTCTTCCGCCAAATGTTGATATGAACGTAATCTTTAACAACATGACCAAAATGCTGGAAGCAATGCGCGAAAGGATTGACGAAAAGGGTTCAGACCTGTAGAATATCTAAGTACACAAAAGCCAAATCCGTACAAACACGAGGTAATCCGAATGTCTTTTAACGATCTTAAAAAGCAATCTTCTCTTGGTTCGCTGACTGCGAAACTGGTAAAAGAAGTAGAGAAGATGAGCACAACATCTGGGGGTGCTGATGAGCGTCTCTGGAAACCTGAAATGGATAAAACTGGTAATGGTTTTGCAGTTATCCGTTTCCTTCCTGCCCCTGAAGGTGAAGAACTTCCTTGGGCAAAACTTTATACACACGCTTTCCAAGGTCCTGGTGGTTGGTATATTGAAAACTCTTTGACCACTGTTGGTCAGAAAGATCCTGTTTCTGAGTACAATCGTGAACTCTGGAACAGTGGTCATGATGCAGATAAAGAAACTGTTCGTAAGCAGAAGCGTAAACTGTCTTACTACAGCAACATTTACGTTATTAAAGATCCTGCAAATCCTCAAAACGAAGGTAAGGTCTTCCTCTTCAAGTATGGTAAGAAGATCTTTGATAAGATTATGGAAGCAATGCAACCAGAGTTTGAGGACGAAACTCCTATCAATCCCTTTGACTTCTGGCAGGGTGCTAACTTTAAACTCAAAATCGTAAAGAAAGATGGGTATTGGAACTACGACAAGTCAGAATTTGACCGCGTTGCACCACTCCTGGATGATGATGATGCTCTTGAAGCCGTCTGGAAGAAGCAATACTCGCTCGCAGCGGTAACTGCTCCGGATCAATTCAAGTCTTATGAAGATCTTGAGAAGCGTCTCAAGTATGTTCTTGGTCAAAAGAGTCCTCGTGCTGCAATTCAAGAACAAGAAGATCAGTATGAGTCCTATGCTCAAACTCCTTCTCAAGAAGAAACTGTCATTGCTGAACTGGAACAATCCTTTGCTCGCTCCAAATCACCTTCACTTCCTGTAGTTAACAAGGAAACTGATGAAGATGAGGATGATGCACTCTCTTATTTCCAGCGTCTAGCAGAGGATTGATTACTGGAATAATCTAATATTTTCCCCTCTCTTTAAGGTTCTGCTCATATACTGGGTGGAACCTTTTTTATACTGCATAATCTCTTCCATATCATTGAATACAATATTCAAGTATTGTGGTTTTAATACAAAGATATTTCTCTTATCATTTTCTATTTTACTTTCATATTCATAGTTTGTGATTGGTGTCAACAATGAATTTGATGATATTAAAGTTCTTATTTGCAGATTGCTATCATAATACTCATAGAAATAATTATTTGATTGTTGTAATGGTTCAGGTGATATAAATTCTATAATTTCATTTCCAGTAACTTGAAGTTCAATACCATTACCTGAAGTTGGCACATTGCCAGTTATATCAATTTTAAATCTTACTTGATCATCAACACCATCATCATCAATATCTCTTCTTTCAATAGATTTGATTACAAAAGAACCATTGAGGGCTTCATCAACTGCATTTTGAATTGTAATTTCTAAATTTTGTTTTAAATCTAATAAGTTTTGATCGATTACTACTTCAACATCTCCTTGATAAATGAGTCTTGATATTACACCAACACCTTTATATCCTTCAATAAATCCATTTGCAGACTTCCATTGACTTGGCATTTTGATGCCTTCTGGGAGAATTAGATTTCCATTACTATCTCTAATTTCTTTCGTTTCATAATGATGAATACCATCATAAATTTCATCATAAGAACCATACTTTTCTAACAATACTTTATCAAACACTGTTTGTGGTAATGGCCATTCTGTTTGAATATTCAGTATATTGTTGGAAAGAAGAATCACCCAATCAAGAGTTTCATCATTATAAATTTTGTATGCTACATTATCAGGTCTTTCATCTCCAATGATTTTATACTTGGTGAAGTATGAAAGATTGCCAAAAATATCATCACGTAGTTTTCCGCGACGAAATAGATTCTTTACAGTCGCATACTCAGAGATTTGCCTTTGATTAGGATCTCTACTGACATATTCGAAGTCTGGAACTTGTCTAAAGTATGATGGCATTTTAGTAACCTATTTCATCGTATGGAATTTTCTTATTAATATAATCGCTGGTTGTAACAGGCTCGAGTTCTTGGAATTGCAATGAAAGATTATACGATGTCATTGTTCTTGCTTCATCATTGAATGTCATATAAGAACCATCTGGTGTATAGTCAACATTTACAGATTTTAATGCACAAGTTTTAATTCTATTTAATGATTTGTGATCATTTTCTTCACCTTTACTACCTTTTGAAACATATTGAATATTAAAAACATTGGGTGTTGTTAAGAATAATCCACCTGAAGCAGTTCCTACTGCAGAGTATTGTTTAAAGACTCTAATAATTTGTCTCACTATTTTTGCTTCTCCTTGATCTCTTGGAGATAATCTAAAAGTAAAATTAAAAGGTCTTAGTGTTGGCCCTTGAAAAAGAAGTTCTATGTTTGGATTAACAATCGCACCAGCAACTCTTGATAGTAATCCACTAACTCCCGCTGCTTTCTGTGCAAGATAAAGTCTAAAAGCTCTTTGAACATTTGGATCACTAAGAGTTTGTCCTGCATTCAAAAATAAAGAATCTAAATCTCTTTGGGTGAGTGATGGTGATGCAAGATTTAACCCAACACTAGTTAAAGTCATTCCAAGGGGATCTAATCCAGTTCCATTCCAATCAACACTATTATTATCAGATATTGATGGTTGAATTGGAAGAATTATGCTTCCTTTTATTTCTTTTTCTTGATCTGGTCGCAAATTTTCATTTGATGCGTCTCTTCTATTACCAAGTCTTCCAAATCCTGTACTTATGACATTAAGTTTTCTTGGTATATATTTTATTACCGTAAACTTAATAAAATCTTGTCCATTATCTCTTATTTTAGTTGGGTAAACTAAATCTTCAAATGATGGATTTGGATTTTCCGTATTTATTTGAATATTGCTTATAACATCAGGATCTATTGTTGTTGCATTTGGATTTGGTCCATTTGGATTTGCTCCAGAAGTATTTGGTTGAACCGGTGCGGGTGCTGTAGGAGCTACATTTGGTGCTACTTGTAAAATCTGTGTCGCTTGTTGTTTGGTTACACCTGCAGATGTACTTAATGCATTTGCTGTTGCATCATCAAGAGACTTGGTTAAACTATTTGGTCCATTTTCAATAAGTGCTTTTTGAAATCCAGCTCCAGCAGCAGGCGTAAAAATCCAATTATTTTGATTTGTATTATCTCTTTCTCCCAAAGTAATCCAAGGTTGAATAGGATTGCCGACTACTGGTATTGGAGATAATGGTTGATATTGAACCACATATCTAATTGGAGCAGTTGTACTTAAAGTCCCAGGAACACCTAACCCACTCTGATACACTACTTCTGTTCTAACTTTGTATCTTACTCCATCTATTGTTATTAATTTTTCTCCACTAGTTGCCTGTGCCATCAGAAATCCTCCCCAAATACAAGAGGATTAATCATCTCAAATTTTTGTAGAGTATGAGACATTTATAACTGTTTTATATCTATTTAGTTATGATTTTAAAAATCTTGCATAGCGAACAGAACGAAGATAATCTATCTCATTATTTTCAATAGTATGAAGTTTACCTGATACTTCCAACCAAGTATAGTTTCTCACTTGGTTCCAGTGAAAATTAAATCCTTTAAATCCCCACTTTTGAACTTCAATACAAGCAATCAGTGGAAACTGATCGTATTCAATTTCGTTTGTTTTTGGTAGATAAATGAAAGTATAATATTTTCCAACATCTGGTATAAATTCGGTCTCACGGAATACATCCATAATCTCAAGCATAATAGATTCTGCATCAGTGAGACCTTCTATTCTTCTTTTAAGTTGAGAAACTCTTGGAGAATTTCTCTTAATATCCTCTCCAAATCCTTTTGCCATTAACCGAACAGATTGTCCTCTGTGATGATTTTGAACTCAACTAATCTATCTTTACACCACTCTTCAGCTGCTCTCCATTTTGCTTGATTCACTGCATATGTTTGCATTTCGTATAACCAAGACTTTGTTTTTCTTTTTGGAACCTTAGGTTGAACAGTTTGTTTTTTCGGTTTTACTTCAATCACATAAGTCTTAATCTCACCAGACTGCTCTTTAACTTTAATAATAAAGTCCGGAAAGTATTTACATACTTTTTGTTTCACTGGATTATAATAACTAATACAGAACTCTTCAGATCCCCAAGAAATTATATTCTCATTTAAGTCACACCAACTACAAAAGCGTCTTTCCCAACTGCTTCTACAAATAATATTATTAGGATCACCTTTATATTTTTGTGGATAAGATGGTTTGTACCTACTCTTATAACTTTCTGCCATATGGTGACTACATAATATATACCTCAAAAAATATTTATAGATGGAAGGTCCAACAGTAAAACCTTACAGGATGACTTACATTAAGAGTAAGTTATTACAACCTGCTCTAACATCTCATTTTATTTGTGGATTTACTCCACCATCTTCTGTCAATAAAGAAAACCCTAAGAAACCTAGTGCATTTGCCGATTTTATGAAAAAAAGAAGTGGTGTTGGTTTTGGTGGAGCAGTGTATACTGATAACCAAGAACTTATTGAACTATCTTGTAGTGAAGCATCTCTTCCAGGTTCTTCTCTTGCAACCAATGAAATCAATAATGACTATACTGGTGTAACTGAAAGACACGCATATCGTAGATTATATGATGATCGTTCAGATTTTACTTTTTATGTTGATAGTAATTATTATATAATTGATTATTTTGAGAACTGGATTGCTTTTATATCTGGTGAGGACGATTTAAAAACTCAAGGAGGTAGAACATTTAATCATAGAGTTAAGTTTCCGAATGATTATAAAACTGACAGTCTCTATATTACAAAGTTTGAAAGAGACCATGATCGTGAAGATAGAAAAATACCATTAAATCGTAGACGTAGAGATGGAAAAGGAAGAGCATTAACTTACAAATTTATTAATGCATATCCAATCAGCATCACTTCAATGCCAGTATCTTATGATAGTTCGCAACTATTAAAGTGTACTGTTTCCTTCACTTATAGTCGTTATATAATTTCTAGAACTGGAAATTTTGCTTCACAAAATGAAGAACCAAGACAACCAGGAAGTCTTACTCAAGAACAGTTTTTAAAGGAGTTGGAAGAAATTCAAGCTTTAGGTCGACGACAACCAGGAAGTCTTACTCAAGAACAGTTTTTAAAGGAGTTGGAAGAAATTCAAGCTTTATAAAGACGCTAATAAATAATCACACTGAAACGAACATAGGATATTATGCCTTTACCGAAGATTTCAACGCCAACTTATTCTCTAACTCTACCTTCAACAGGAAAAGAAATTAAGTACAGACCATTTCTAGTTAGAGAAGAAAAGTTACTTGTATTAGCACTTGAGAGTGAAGATACAAAACAAATTACAGAGTCAATTAAGACTGTCATTAAAAACTGTATTGAGACAAGAGGAGTTAAAGTAGAATCTCTTCCTACATTTGATATTGAATATCTCTTTCTTAACATTCGTGGAAAGTCTGTGGGAGAGGAAATAGAAGTCAATATCATTTGTCCTGATGATGGAGAGACTACTGTTCCAGTTAAGATTAATGTTGATGAAATTGAAGTTCAAAAGTTTGATGGTCACGATAAGAAGATTAAGATTGACGATCAAGTAATGATTGAGATGAAATATCCATCACTGGAGCAGTTCATCAAAAACAATTTTGACTTCAATGCAACAAGTGATATGGATCAAGCATTTGATCTTATTGCATCTTGTATTGATAAAATTTATACAGCAGATGAGGTATGGTCAACTGCTGATGTTACAAAGAAAGAACTACAAGAATTCCTTGACCAAATGAATTCTCCCCA